GCACCGCACTCTGGTTACCAGCCGTCTTGGTCATATTTGGCGAGTAATTACATTAGGGAGCCTTCGTCCGAATCTTGAGATGAATGTCTTCAATGTTAACGTCATGCAAAACTGGAATGAATCGTTGACTGGAGCACAGCCAGCTTTTCCTTACCAGTACGTGGATATGTCTTCCCTACCATACTGCCTCTATGAGACTAAGATGGACAGGAAGAAAGATAGTTTGAACGTGACAACTATCAAAGGTGCGAAGAACTACTCTTATGGTCAGCTATATCCGAACGTGAATACGAGGTTCATGGACGTTGATAGAAAGTGTGTTGACTACGATTTCTCTGAGTATTTTATGCTCACCGATCAGGCGTTCTACAAGGGTACTAATGACCCTGCAAGACGCGTTTTCTACGTAAAAATCCCAATGACAGATGTTCGGAGGGATTATGCTCGTAAGTTCATGCCATACGGTTGGATGAAACGATTGTGGATCCTGCAAAACGCAGAGAACCTTGTCACATTCGTGAGACCAAACTACACATATATGGAGGTGTTCCTGTGCAGTATTGCGGCATCATACTCCGACGGGGAAACACCGTTGCGTGTGTTGTACAACTTGGATTACACAAATCTTAATGGTTATTTGGCTGTTGAAACGATGCAGCAGGGGTTGCGGCAAATGTTCGGATCGCGTGGCTTTGCCAAAATTAACTACACTGACGGTCTCAAGGCGACAGAAGTCGATCCTGATGAGGACCGCGGTACAAGTGGTAAGAAGGAGGAATAAGTCATGGTGGGTGTTGCACTTGAGGAGGAGTTGTTGCACGCGAGTAGACAAGGTAACATGCACAAATGCCTCAAAGCATTTGAGCAATTATGTAACGTCAAGAAGGTTTCAGCTAAGTGGGATGGGTTATACATGATCGGTGTGCCGAGAATGTTCATGGATGTGGGCAGAGTTACTCGTGCCCGAAGAATGTTAGAAGGGTGCATAGGCGGCCGTACTTATTACATGTTCAGAGCGATGACTGATTGTGTGAAAGAGTACTTTCCTGCTGCGCGTCCGGTTGGTGATGATGTGTCATCAGAGGATAACTGGGCTCTGTTTTCTGCACTGAGCCTCAAATACTGGTTAGGGAGTGTGGTTTTGTCCGATTTAAGCACACTCTTCGGCAAGGTAAATATGGAGCAAAAACATCAATTTGCTTCATTTCAGAAACGGAAAGAGAGTTGGTTGATGACAGTCCCCGTTCATGCAGCGGAGGGCTCGGAAAGCAAATTCTATGAAGAATTTGATATCGAAGTGAATGATATGTTTTCGAGCATATTGTCTCCTACAAAAACCGTGAGTTTTGAGGCCTTCGTGGCCGACTTCGGCACCTGGGCAAAGTCAGGAGCGGTGCAAAGGAGAGAGTACAATCCTTTGGCAGGACTGAAAAAGACCAAGTGGAGTTACGCTCTGACGCACTCGACTTCTGAAATCATGGCATTCCTGGAGAGTGAGCACGGTAGACCGGTGATTTACGAAAAATTCATAAAACCTGAACAAGCCGCCGCTCGTTGGGCGCTGACTGGGTCACTTGCGGCGCACATTTTGATGTCATATGTTAGTTGGCATTTGGATCAGAAATTGAGCGACTTTCCTGAGTTATTCATCTTTCAGAGCACAGCCAAACAAGCGGAGAACTGGGCTCAAAGATGCACACAGGCCAAGATGGGATGTTATTTCATCACTGGTGATTATAGCGGTTGGGACGAGAGTGTCACATTTCGCATGACTACGAGTGTGGCAAAAGCGGTGCTTGCCTGGGTCAGACGCTGGAACAAGGCGTGGGCCGACTATTG